TGACCCTCAAATTGCGGTTTTGATAGCGCGTTCGTTTTATCGTTCACCATAATGCCCTCCCGTGTGTTTCGATTGTAGGTACGGCGCGCGCCGGTAATAGCACGCGCCGTGTGATGTACCGGCCATTGGCCGGCGCATAATCCTGCCACTGTATAACCGCGCCAAAGCAGTCTAAGCGGCCGTACTGCAGCCGATAGCGGTTCATAGTGTGCAACACCCGCAACACGGCGCGTCGATACACCGGCCGCGTGCATTTTGATAATAGGTTTTCGGGCCGCGCTCGCTGAATAGTGTTATCGCGTCGACCTGGGCCGCGCGCCGATCAAGTAGCACGGCGCGGCCCTTAGACCATTGGATTATGTCGCCTGGCAATATGCGCGCGCCTGTCGACGCGCACGTGCCCGCGTAGCGGGCCGTGATTGTTTTCATTTGCTCACCCTTTCCAATTAAGCGGCCAATTTAATGCGGATTACTTTGTTCATTTTGACGCCGTGCGCAGGGTAAGCAATTACCTTGACCTTTTTGTCATAGCACGCGCGGCAAGGCCCGCAAGCGCCGCCATTGTCATAAGCGCCGCATAATTTGGTGCCGCGCTTGGCATCGGCCGGTGTAGGCACGATAACGCTGCCGTGCAAACCCTTGGTATATTGGCCCGTTACACTGTCCGATGAGAATCGAACCGACACGTTTTTCAGCGCTTGCATTTCCGTTAACACTTGGCGGAATTTCGGGAATTTATACATGCGCGTAGGTAACCAATGTTTCACCCACGGCGTGCGCTTCATAACCTCGAGAATCTTTTCAGCGAGGGCCAGCGTGTACATGTCGCCGGAATCGAACCAACGAAAATGAGTATCTTTCGACAATTCGTCGACCATGTCATCCGCCCATGCCATGCGCTGCCAATCCTCTTTATTGTGCCTGCGCGGCGCTTTGACATTCTCGAATCGATAGTTTCCGGTAGTTGCGTAGCATCCTGCGCACGCGTCAACGAGCACACCCGGCGCTGCAATTGATCCTGGGCAAGTTTCAAGCGCTTGTAGTGACCATGAGCGCACGCCGTCAAGTTTCGATGTAGTTGAAATTTTCATTGTTATTTGCTCCCAAGTATTTATCAGAATGACATTACAAAAACAAGCATTACGTACAACCAAGCGCCGATGAACAGCGCCGCGATTACTTCGAGAATTTTTGTCATCATTTTTCGCTCCGCATGGCCGCCGTTTTGGCAGCTACTGCCGCGCAAGTTTCGCAAGTGACGTGCTGACGCGCTTTGTACGGTACGCTGCTATGCGCGCGCGGTAGATTCTCGAGCGGTATCTTGCAAGCGGTTTTGGTGTTGCGCTGAATTTCAGCGCCGGTATACATATGAATCATTTTTCGCTCCAATGGCGGCCCGCTTGCGCGGGCCTGATTCGGTTTAATTACGCAACACACCATTTGTCGGCGTAACCGGCTCTGACGTGCTCAGCTGCGGAAGCTTTTGCGTCAGCAAGTGTACCGGTCAGGCAATAGTCGACGCCGTTTGAATCGGTCAATAAAAAACCCTCTTGAAATTCGAAGATATACATTGTGATCGGCTCTTTGGTTTCCATTTTTCACCTCTTTGCTTAAAAAATAGGCAGTTACTCTGTAAATCATTGTGTTGCTGTAAACCATTATATAGCGCTAATTCAAAATGTCAAGAATTCTTTTGCACTATTTTGCGTTACTAACTTTGCATCAATTTGTAACGGAATTTAGCTGAATGTTAGTCATGAAAAATCGCGTGATGACTAACGCGGAAATCTAGACTGGATGCGGTTTTTTGCTTTTTGTTAGTCATGTTAGTCATTTTTTAGATTGAACCTTAGAAACTTCATTTTTGATATCTATTTGGCAATAGTGCCATGCTATGACGTGCGCATAGCTGCGCGCGCTGCGATTTTATTTCCATGACTACATGACTAACATGACTAACATAGCTTTTTGACAAGAAAAAAGTTATCCACAGATTTGTATACAAAAAGACAATAGAAAAAGGGTTTTCGGCCCTTGCTTCGTGTTAGTCGACTACATGACTAACGGATGTTAGTTAGTACTTACTAACTTGCCAGGCTGACAACTGTAAGTTAGTACTCACTAACATGTAAGTAAGTGCTCACTAACTTGGTGGCATGAAGTGAGTGCTCACTAACTTTGAGGGAGGGGGGTGGGGGCCCGCGCCTGGCCGGTCACGATCACGAAGGTGTCACAAGAAATTTTTTTATTTTCTGAAAAATCCGCTAATATCCAACCATGTACATCTGCGGTACACCTATTTAAGTCATGCCACAAAACGCACTCGCGCCCACGTCGGTCAATAGCCTGCGTCAAAGTGTTGGCGCCGACAGCTATTCAACCGCGCCAACGTCTGGCGTAAAGTATTACTCACCGCGCCCCGGCCTGACTTTTGTTGGGCAAGAACACGGTGTGGGCATGACGTTGCCGCCCGACATCCGCGCTGCTGCTAGCAAATACGGCGCGTACTATGAAGGCACCGGCGGCGATAAATTGCCTGATGTTAAGTACAAAGGGTCATCGGATGACGCAGCGGCTAAAAGCGTTAAAGGCTACCCACCTGAGTTTTTGTACACCATCTTTACCAACACCGACGTCAACAAGCAAAAAGAAACGTTGCCCGGTAGCGGCACCATATTTGACAGCTTGCTAAAGAACCAAGACAAGTTTGGGTACTTTAAAGACCGTAAGTTTGACCGCGCAACACTAGCCAAGTTTTTAGAGTCAATGGGGCCGGAGTTTTTGCAAGAAGCCCAGCGCCCGGCGTCAAAGGAAAACGTGGCGGCGTTCTTAGATCGGGGCGAAAACTTGATGTGGAAGGCCGACGATACGCCTGCAAGACAGATGGCTAACAAGGCTAACGAATCGCGCCAACGCTGGCTGCTATCGCAACCGCAAGGCGTGTATTTTGTTGGGTCTGACCATTTGCAAGACCTAAAACGGTTAAAAGCTAAGTAATATCAAGCCATGTTCAAATCCATCCCGTTTACGCCCCGCAAGATCGAAGCGACTGAGGCGCGTCTTCAGGCGATCTATGACGCTGCCGCTTTGGGTTTGAAGGGCGACTCGCTGGCCTTAGCTGCAGGCATGTTGCCTCAGGAGTTTCGGCAGCTGTGCGAGCTGGATCCGGCAGCCGACATGGCCGCCATGAAAGGCCGCGCCGACGCCGAGATGGAGGCGTCCACGCACCTGCGTGAGGCCGCCCGTGCTGGCGACAGCAAGGCGGCGCTGGCTATTCTGCAGCACAGCCACGGCTGGACAGCCCGTCAAGAGATTAGTGTCGACATCACGAACCGGATCAGCATCACGCAGGCGCTGCAACAGGCGCAGGAACGCGTGATCGACGGTCTGATCACCGAACAGAAGCCGGAGTATCTGGAACATGCCACAGCCAACGAACGCACTCGCACCGCAGCCTAGCAATCGGTTGTTAGACTACATTGTGCAAAACACCCCTGCGCAGTGGTTTCCTACTGCAGGGCGAGTTTTTCTTGAGTCGATGCAAGGCAAACGTGACCCAATTACTGAAGCGGACTTTTCGCCGGACGAGCTTAAAAAGATACGGCAAGTTATTGAGTCAACCCAAGGCCGAGGCAACGTGCAGTACAAAGATTACGTAAATCAAAAGAGAAAGATGCTGCAAGAGGAAATATTGCCGCTTGTAGATCTGCCGCCGTCTATTCTTGCTATAACTAATCCTTTAGGAAACACCGCCGCTACGCTAGGCCGATTTAAATACGTCCGCGACGCTGATGGCAATTTGCGTGCGATTGATGATTACGACTTTAATCCTACCAATATGGATAGTTATAGCCCTTACGCCATATTGCGTCGATATGCTGGGGAAAAAATGCCGCCTGGCACTGGTCGGCCGGTAAACATTAACTTAGGTAAATAATGGCACAACAGCCGATCTATGACGCCGAGGGCGAACAGCTACTGATGGCGCGCCTATGGGCGCCACAGATAGCCGACGACCCCGAGGCGTTCGTGCTGTTCGCCTTTCCGTGGGGGCAAGCCAACACGCCGCTGGCCAAGTTCAAAGGCCCGCGCACCTGGCAGCGCAAGATACTGCGACGCATCGCCACGCACATCAAGACCAACAAGGGGCAAGTCGACATGGACGCGCTGCGAACAGCGGTGGCGTCTGGTCGTGGTATCGGCAAGTCGGCCCTAGTCTCATGGCTCGTCCTGTGGATGCTGACCACCCGCATCGGATCTTCCGTAATAGTGTCAGCCAACAGTGAAGCGCAGCTCAGATCAGTGACCTGGGGTGAGTTGACTAAGTGGCAAGCAATGGTGATTAACAACCACTGGTGGGAGATCAGCGCCACCAAGCTGACACCTGCCAAGTGGCTAACTGAGTTAGTCGAGCGCGACTTGAAGAAAGGTACGCGCTACTGGGCAGCCGAGGGCAAGCTGTGGTCGGAAGAGAATCCCGACAGCTACGCGGGTGTGCACAACCACGACGGCATGATGCTGATCTTCGATGAGGCCTCGGGTATACCGGACGCCATCTGGTCGGTTGGTGCGGGCTTCTTCACGGAGCCGATCCTAGACCGGTATTGGTTTGCGTTCTCGAACCCTCGGCGTAATCAGGGCTACTTCTACGAATGTTTCCATGCCAAGCGCAACTTCTGGCAGACGGAGAACATCGACTCACGCACAGTCGAAGATACGGACAAGCAGATATATGAGCAGATCATTGCGGAGTATGGCGAAGATTCGCCGCAGGCTCGGGTTGAA